CTAGAAATAAATTAATCGTCTACAATCTGGATCAGTTCTGGGTGTTGGTGAGCATCATGACTGCCTCCGTCATACGAAAAGAATTCCATGTTGCTATTTTACTCTTGTTTATTGATTTCTCTGGTCATTTAATCTGCAACATCAAAGTGAGACTTCCCCGTGACTATTTATTTAGCCCAGGGAGCTTTCACATTTTTAAGTCCTTTCATAAAAGTCCTAGCAAAATACGCTCCGAAAACTTTCGTTACTCTATCAGGGTCCCAAAATACCCTCATCCTCTTCCCTTCCTCTTAGGATCCTTTTTGCACCTCTGCTGTCTTAATGCAAGCTATGAAAGCTTGAGAATATATATAGACATCATCAGGGTTGTCCAATTAATCAGCGTAAGTTTTTCTTTTCTTAGGATCCGTGTCTTTTATAAACTGCTCTTAAGTGTAATAATCTAATCCAGCAAATGAGGCTTTTATGGCTTCGTCGTTTTTAAGAAACCATTTTTACATCCACAAATCGAAACCTTTCAAAAATCATAAGCTAGGTTTCTTTTGTGTTCCGAATTGTCTTACTAAGAGTCCATAATATATGTTATAGTCACATTATCCAAATTGACAAACTTCGGAATCATCTTCAAACAACCTCTTGTAACGCTTTGTACATCCACAGTATATAGGTCGTTTGAATTTAATCTTGACATAGTCGTTGAACGTCTAGTTATTCCATCTCTTATTGATATCCTTGTTGAAATGTTCAGCATATATGTCTTCGCCAGGGCAATTCTCTCCCTATTCAGAGATATTATCAGGTATATCTCCTATCACTTCTGACTCTAAGGCTGGCTATGATTATAGCGTAAGTCCAGGTTAGTGATTTACAGTTTCTTAGTCCGGTTACCCTGGTTCCGGCTAAACTGTATTTAAACCCCCTATTACTCGCAAGTCCTGTTATCGATTGACGTCATTATGCAAATGTACTTCTTAAGGGTAATCAATAACTGGTGCCGGTCCTCTGTGAACGTCCTAAGGCCTGGCAGGCATGCCCGGGGGCCCTATATCAAAATTCATTTTATAATTGACTTCAGGGTCGTGATCTTCAGGTTAATGGTAATTAGTACTATAAGTATTACCTAAATGAGGTTTGACCGTAGGGGCATATCTGTGTATTTTCCTCTATCTATACACAGTAAGCAGTTCTGTCGAAACTAATTCTCTATCTACCATACGTTTCTCGTATGCGTATTTATAGAGCATTTATCTTTATTAATAAAGTTTTCTAGTAAGATAAATGGCAGAACTGGCTAGAGCTGTCTTG